TGGCTACGTTTTGAGTAGATGGGAAATTGCTAACTGAAACAGAACCAATGGCATTTGCACCAGCAGGCAAGCTAGGTAAGGAAGTAACCCCAACTGTGCCAATTGCATTAGAGCCAGCATTTAAGCCTACGTTCCAAGTACCTGATTGAGCAGCATTTACTGTACCCGTAACAGTTTGAGTTGCAGGAAAATTTGATACAGAGACCGAACCAATGGCATTTGCACCAGCAGGTAATGATGGTAAAGAAGTTACCGCTACGTTTGGCGTTCCAGAAATTGTAGCAGTTACGTTGTTAGCTACAGTTTGGTGTGAAGCTACAAGAGTTACATAGCTAATTGTTGCGCTTACTACACCAGTAACAACGCGAGCACGAATATATCTAAACTGAGAACCTGAATAGTTTGTTGAAACAGGAGTAGAGCCGCCTGTTACACCAGTTACTTGAGTCAATCCTTGTACCCAGTTAATATTGTCGTCAGATCCATCTAATGCAAAAGTTACAGCAGAACCACCTGCACCTTGGTTAACAATCATTGTATAAGCAGCATATCCATCGCAATATAAGGCTGCTGAAGCGCTGTTTGTTGTTGCAGGGTTAATAGTTCTATCAATTATGTTACGTTCGTAAATACCATTAGCAGTTGAACGAGTACTAGAAATGGTTCTTGTAAAACTTGGCGTAGTTCCACCAATTGTTTCAACATATCTAAAATATGAACCGTCTAGTTTTAAAGCAGGAGTTTGATAAAAACCAACTGCTGTAATACGAGGCATTTGATAAACAGTATTCCAGTTTACGTTATCTGTACTAGATTGAACTGAAAAATCGTATGTTTGACCTGTACCAGAAGTTACGGTTACCGCTACGTTTAAGCTTACAGCCACACCTTGAGTAACAGTTTTTGTTGCCGATGTTGTAGTTGCTGTAATTGCAGCAGATGCCTGTTCAGCTACCTGATATAATGTATTTTCGTTAACCGCACCAATTGTGTTAGCGCCAGCAGCTAAAGCACCTGTAATTGCTGAAATATTTGATACGTTAACTGAATTACCATAACCAGTTAATTGTAATGGTTGTCCTAATGTACCAACTACACCTTGAACAGTAAGAACAGTACCGGTTGTGGTAACTTGAATACGCATCCACTTAAACCCATTAGGCATAACTCTATAGGTTGAAGCAGCTGTCATTGTTAATGCGCCGGCGTTGTTGTTTAATGCAAGATCTTGTACTGGCAAAGATACCCAAGTTGTAAGAGTTGGGTCATTAGTACCTTGTGCAGTTAAAACTGTTGTAGTAACAGCAGAAATTTGAATATCTACTTCCGAAAAACCACTAACATCAATTGGACCAGATAATGTATTACCGGCAGTTACTGAATATACCCAAGGTAGTAATACGCGAGTATTTGGTACGTTTGCTGGAGTAACAAAAGCATACGCCGTACCGGATGTGTAAGAGGTCATATTGGCTCTTACATAAATTTGCTGACTTGTAGCACTTGTAATATTAAGAAGTGCAGGATTTATTAAATACAATCCATTAGCTGTGGTAGTAGAAGTTTGAGCAGAACTTGCAGGAGAAGCTATTGGATTTGTAGCTAAGCTAAACCAACTAATATTATCTAACGAGTATTGAAACGTAATTGTTCCAACCCATGCTGTAGTAGCAGCAGGACCATTTGTAATTGTTAAATAATAAGATCCGCCACTGTTTAAAATATATGTGACTGTAGAATTAAGAGAAGCTAAGTTGTTGGCAGTAGGAGTAGAAATTATTGAACCAGGAGATGCAATAACAGGCAAGTTAGCTTGATCTGTAGCTAAAACAACCGGCAAAGAATTGGCTGATACAGTTTTTCCTTTAGATGGTAGTTTTGTATCAAGAGAAGCTGTGCTTGTTTGAATAGCAGACAAAGAAGTATTGCCAGTTGTTTGTAAGGCCGAAGTCGAAGCGCCAGTCGGTAAACTTACTGTACCCGCTATATTGTTTATATTCCAAGTACCAGACTGAGAGACTGGAACAGCAGATTGGTTTGATGCTATAGTTACAGGCAAAGAGTTGGCCATAGTATTTTGGCCAACTACTCCAGATATGTCACCGAGAGCGGTGGTGAGGGCACCTGACGGCGTGACCTTCACATTTACATAACCTCCTCCACCTCCTGTAGTTCTCCCTGTAATAACAGATCTATTTAGTGCAGCTAATGTATAATCTGTTATAATAGCATTTATATTGTCTAAGTTAGAAGTTGTTCCTGCTGCCCAACAGGCAGTATAAATTGTAAGCAAAGTAGCATCTGCAGATGTTTTTGACACATCTACTGTCATTGGTAAATTTGGATTAGCAACAGAAGGGTTTAAAGAGCTGTTAGGCTGTTTGATTGTATGAAAATTTATCCAAGTTCCATCGGGAGAAAAAACATCAAATAAAATTGATCCAGAACCTAACCAAGCAAATCTTATTCTAAATAAATTACTAAAAGTTAAATTTATAGCTTCAGGAGTTCCATTTCTTTTAAAATTAGAATTACTGTTTCCATCTAAAAGATCGTTATTAAAACTAGAAATAGGTATAAAAGTGTCTGATCCAGAAGTTCTTTTAGTTAAACCAAAAGTAGTTCCATTATAACCTATAAAAAAGCCATTGTTTGTATCATATATGCCAATTCTTTGATAAGAATTGGCAGAAGTCGGAGTAGTAAAAGCTGCAGTAAAATACGCATAAATTTCATTTGCAGGACGATACTCAACCGTTTGAACAGATATACCCTTAGCGGATGATGTAGTAGCTGTGCTTGTTGAGTACAAAGTGTGGCCATTTGTTTGGGTTACCGATCCTCCTCCGCTTATAGTATTTGTAATCAAATTTGTATCAAGGGTACTTTCAAAATTAACTTCTATTTGATTATACTTACTAGCAAAAATTGTAGATCCAAGAACATCAGTTCCAGCCGCTGTGGTTATATTGGCGTTTAAAGTTCCAGTAACTGGAATAGCAGTCTGATCGGAGGCAATAACTACCGGAGCAGAGTTAGCCATTAAATTCTGGCCCACAACATCATAAATAATAAGCAGCTTATCAGAACCACTCATTGACGATGTGTTGTAAGCTAAAGTCAACACTGTTCCAGATAAGTTGGTTAAGCCATATTGAGACTGCCCTACGACGTATATTATCTGATTCTTATCTATGTTTATGATAGCGTACAGTTTCTTTACGTTGAAACCCGATATTCCGTAAAGATCTACTGTCCCTACTCCAGCGGCTCCAGGGCTAAATGTATATGAGGGGGTTATACTTTGTTTCATCCGCGTTCCTATCCGTAGACTAACGAGTTGATGATTGAATTTACGTTATTAGTAGGAGCCCAGTCATTATTGTTAGGCCCAAATTTATGATATTCAGCACTACCGTCTGTCATTACAGCAAGAGACCCTATTGGTGCTTCAATTGGAGAAGAAATAGGGTTTTCATCTACTTCTAAAATAAGGATTTCATTTACTGTGATCTCACCTAAAATAGCCATGATAAGCTCCGCAAATTAACCATCAATCTTTTTAATTATTGCTTTAGATAGTTTTACTTTTGGTGAACTCCACAATGCATTAAGCTCATTTGAGTATTCTGGATGACATGAAATGCATAAAAACTCTCTGGAGCTGATGTCTTCGCCTTCCTGTATGCAAATGATTTCGTTTATATTTTTGTTTTTTTTACATGCATTGCATCGTTGGCTAGCCATACATCAGCTCCTGAGTTTTAGTTGCTAGTTATGGAAGAGTAATAACTGTATAGGTTACTGTCCAATCTACGTTGTTATTAGCTGCAGCGTTTACTCTTATTCGTGCTGAAGTTCCACTAACATCTAAAGTTCCATTCCAAGATGCTTGATCTTCAGATGTATAATCAGATTGCAAGTTAAGAATAGTTACAGTTCCACTTACGTTTTTAAAACGAGCACTACGTATATAAACTGCAGAATCCCCACTTGCTCCAGAAGTACCTCCAGTTCTTCTTCCTACTATCTGAGCTTGTACTAAAATAGCAGAATTAGAAGCAACTGAAATACTAGCAAGTGTTGTGACGGTTGCATCGGTAGTACTAACTTGCGCTTGAGACATTTCCCAATTAGCTTTAGTTGCACTAGAATCTACATATTTCATAGAGCCACGGAAAAAAGAACTTCCGTTAACATCCAAGGATCTAGCTGGAGCGTTAGTTCCAATACCTAAACGATTATTTGAGTCATCCCAAAAGAGATTGGCATTATCTTGTCCAGGAAGACCATTTGCATCAGCAAAAAACACAGAACCTTGAGTCAAGGCAGAGTGCTCTACGATAGCGCCGGAACTAGAGATCATAATGCGGTTGTTATTTAACGCAGCGCTACTGTTAGTACCACCGTTAGCAATTGGAAGAACACCAGACACGTCAGCGGTTAAGCTAACAGCAGCCCAAGACAAATTACCAGATCCGTCATTGTGCATAACAGAGTTAGCAGCACCTTGCGTCAATGGTAGTATATAGTTATGCGAGGTCGCGCCGTTACCTACATATAGACCGATGTTCTTGCTAGCATCTGGGCTATAAAAAGCGGCTTTACCGTCTGGGTTAAGTACCAATCTGTTAAGAGAGCTATTAGAAGAAGACCCAGAAACGCCCCCTGCTGGAGATACCTGAAACGCAATGATTCCACCAAGCCCCGTTCCAGTAGATTCACCAGATTTAATAGTTAAGCTACCAGAAGCTAAGTCAGTGCCAACCATTTGAGCAGTCTTAATGACACCAGTTTGTGCGCTAGATGCTGTACCGCCACCTAAGAATACAATATGGTTAGATGCAGTATTACTGTTTAGCTGAAGAGTAGTAACGGCAGTAGCAGTTGCGTTGGGAACAGTTCTAAGTAACAAACGTGTTCCATTAGCGCCTACACCATAATTTTCATTGGCAACTCCATTTATTTGAGCGCCTTGAATATAACTAGACCCATCATATCCAGCAAAAGTTATAGACCCTAAAGTATCGCCACTTTGAACTGCTGCGCCAGCTCTTTGTTTTCTAAGAGACAAAAATGGGTTATTTGTGTTTGCTCCAGTGTGTTCAATCCATTGACCTACGTTAGCAGCCGCTGATCCACGAATATGAAGTTTAGCTTGTAAGGAACTGTTTATACCAATACCAAGCTGTGCGTTGGTAGAATCCCAGAAAAAGTTAGCATTATCTTGTCCAGGAAGACCATTTGCGTTAGCAAAAAATACAGATCCCTGAGTAAGAGCTGAATGCTCTACAATAGCTCCACTGCTGGAGATCATAATTCTATTGTTATTTAGAGCGGTGCTAGAGTTAGTACCGCCGTTAGCGATTGGTAATACGCCGGATACATCAGCGGTTAAGCTGACTGCACTAGAAGACAAATTACCATTTGAATCGCTATGTACAACTCCCGTACTAAGAGCGCGTACACGAGCATTACCGTTAACATCGAGAGCTACGCTAGGAGCGTTTGTGCTAATACCCAAACGGTCATTGATCGCATCCCAAAACAAGTTGGATTCGGAATTGATCTTATTAGCATCTTTGTAAAATGCTACTTGACCTGCAACTCCAACGTCTGCATCATCTCGCATAACAAAAGTTCCGCTTGCATCAGCGAACTTTTGAACACGACCGGCAGAAAGATTTGCTAAACTAAGACTATTACTATAAGCTACATTTGGAGCTAACAGCTCATAACCGTTTCGGTCAGAGCTTACTTTTAAATAACCAGTAATAAGACTATTTTCTTCAAATTCCAGCCCCGAACCACCAGCCGAAGTGGCGGCTCCACCTTTATTTAAAGTAATAAGTTTGTCTTTAATTTGGGTGTTAGTAGAGTTAAGGTATACTAGAGATCCATTAACCGTTAAATCACCATTAACTATAACGTTATTACCAAAAGTTTTATCACCATTTATGGTTTGAGCGCCTTCAGTCAAAACAAAGCTAGCGCTTGCTCCACTAATTGCTGGGACAGTATATATTTGAGCTGAAGAACGAGAAGCTGCTTCAATTTGAATAGCAACACTTCCAGATCCTTGAGATACAGCGTCATCAAGAGTTTGACCACTGGCGTTAGTGTTGTAAATAGGTAGTTTTAAATAATCACCTACTGCAATCCCGCCATCTGCAGCTGTAGAGATTTTATCCCAGGCAGTATCGGAGGATCCCGTTTTAATATATGCTCTACCTACATTAGAGCCATCTTCCCATACCGCTAAAGACCCCACTTCAGCAGAAGTTCCAGCTCCATCAGCTGGATTAGCATCGACAACAAGATATTTCTTTTCGCCAATAGTTATTAAATTTAATATGTTAGCCATTTATTTTTATCTCCTTAAGATAAAAGATTATCTTTATTAAGTAAAAACTTTATATTACAAATACTTATGTGCTTCCTACGAGCAGCTCTATATTAACGTGTCCTGTCCAATAGATCACGTCAGTTGTACCAGCCTTTACAGTAAGATTTAAGTCTGTTGCAGTAAGGCTGTAACCTACATCAAGATTGTTATCGTTCTTGATTGTTTGGTCAGATAGCCAAGTTCCTTGAGATTGAACATTACTAAGTTGTCTATAAAATAAGCCAGTTCTTTTAAAAGTACATCTTTTAGTTCCATCATCAGATCTTCCAACAACAATGTATTCTACTCTTACAACGCATGGGTTAGGTAAAGTTATAGAGTAAGCTATCTGTGAAGTTAATGAGTCAGTATATAATGCAAAGGTTTCTTGACGAAGCCCGGTGCCAGGATAGCCCATGTGGCTTTTTTGATGAAAATGAGCTATAGGAATATCAACATCTGGTCCTAGCCCAAACCTTCCTTGCTTATCTATTTTAGCAACTCTAACATTGTTGGTGCGAATATTAAGATCTTTAGCATCAACGGTTCCTAAAAACTGCAGGTTATCATCTATTCCTGCATTTCCGTCTAATGCCCAAAAATTCTTTTCAATCATAGAAACCGCTTCAGTTACTACATACAAGATGCCAACTGTAGCATCTTGTTTCATAACTTGGGCTACTATACCTCCGTTAATTGTAGTAGATAAGTTTCCATTTGCGTCACTATAAAGATAGCTACCAACTGTCCAAAGTGAAGTGTCTACATCAACCATAAAACCAAACGCACAAACCATACCGGTTTTTCCATTGGCTATAGTGTCATAAGTTACTCCAAAATTGGGATGCAAAGATGGATTGGCAAGCTCTACTTGAGGATAAGCAGTTCCCTGAGAAGTTAGCCTTACAGCCTTCATGGCTAATATTATACTTCCGGTATTGTTCTCCACCACCTCATTTGTTGGGCTGTGAAGGTCTCTTCCTTTGAGCCTTGAATGAAGCATTAGATGGTCACCACGTTTCCATTATTATCTATAACTACCCTAGGTCCATCTTCTAAAAAAACTCCATAAGCTGGATCCCAGGTATGAAAAATATGTCCAGCAGAATTTCTTTGTGCGGTTACTATTCTGTCTGAATTAAAGTTTCTTACAACATCCAATTGTCCAGTTATAGGATTAAGAACCAACTCTTCTTTATCGCGCGGACTATTATTACTCATGATGTCCTCTTATATTTTATTGCGGATTTTGCTGCGTCATAAGTTACTTCTATCACGCCCACAGGTAATGAGTTTTTAAAGAAGTTATAGGATAAGGGATCTTCTGAAGCATCTCTAATAATTGTTACTTCATCAAAGTCCGCAGGTGCTAAACCTACAGCATTAACTATCTCAACAGGTATAGGATTATCTTTGCTATAATGTTCGCCGGTATCGTCAACAGCTATAACTCGCTTTGCAAGTATAGGTTCTTCTTCATAAGAAGCTCTATTTATGTGCTCTAAAGTTATACCGGGTCTAGGCTGTTTAGGTGCAGAAACCGCTGCATTATCTAATATTTTGTATGCAGATACATTGATGCGGGCGTCTATATTTTCACCTTTTTTTCCTACATAAAAAGATGTAGAAGATTCAAAACGCTTTATTTCGACTTGTAAAGGAGGTTGGGTGTCAGACGTAAGAATGACAATTTGTTTAACAAAGAAACCACGCACATCTTCTACTTGCACGAGGCCGTAAGAAGATCCGTCGACGATGAAAGCACGCGGCTTCACCTCTATCAGGTGTCTTTCAAACCACATTGTCCTTTTCCTTACCTACGACTTAAGCCATCTCAAGAAGGTAGAGCCATCTCTACATGTTCAAGATTATCGTTCCTTTATAAGATATCATATTTATTAATGAAAAATAAAAACCCCAGCATTTACGCTGGGGTTTATATTAAATAACAAGAAATAGAGAACTAAGGTAGGCTTACTGCGCCAGCCTCTTCTTGATCGCCACTTTCGTCAGAAACTTTAAGTCCAACATAGCTAATACTAATACGGGTAGTAGCTCGTGCGCTTGGAGCTGAATTGTAGCTTGTAGGAATACATCCAATAGCAGTCATAATAAGTTCGCCACTTTGACGGTCTCTAATAGAGATAGTTACCGAACCAAGATTTAAAATATCTTGAAGTTTAGGAAATTTAGGCAAAGTGTGAACACCGTTGCCAACTACCCTAAAACCTGCACAGCTTATATTGACTGCTTCATAGCTTGTTGGGGTAATTTCGGCAGGACCAAAACGACCAAGAATATGAATAGGCTCTACACCTATATTTGCACCATAGCTGCAGTTTTCAAAAACACCAACAACTTGGTTGTCTACGCTGATGACTGCCCGGCCACCGGTTAAGACTTTAGACATATTTAACTCCTTTAATCAGTTACTGGTTTGCTGCCGACTGAACTTGAGAAATGCTCAATTCAATTGGAATAAAGTAAATTGTGGTGCTTAGTTTGATTTCAAGGCTAACAGACATAGTTGGCCCTGAAATTGATACCTTAGCATTTCTATATCCAAGAGGCGCTTGATCGTCAGCAGTAATAGCTTTTACTCTGCGATATTCATCCATCTTGGAAGCAATAAATGCCAATGCTGTAGCGGAATCTACGTCTGCAAGCGATTGACCTACAAAAGCCCTCTGAAGAGCATCCGATAGATCAAGAGCTACTATATCCGCCAAATAAACGGCTTGCATGCTATTGTATACAAAATTGGTATCAAAACCATAAGTAGTTTGATCAGAAACCCATTTAACGCCAGCAGTATCATTTTGAAGAATAAGAAGCCCGCCAAGAAGAGCATCTTCTACATCTCCAGGGTTGCCGGAATCAAAACCTGAAGGATCCTCAAAGCTGATTATGTTAGCAAGCTTATTTGTGATTCCTTTATAAAATCCAGCAGCTTGCATACCAGCAGCTACGCAAGCTGCGTACCAAGGAAGATATTTTTGTATTACACCTTGGCTATCAATTTGACTAACTTTTTGAAATGCCATGTTCATGCGGTAATTGGCTGCAATTTGAGCTTTAGCCTTAGAATTAGCATAACTTCCAAAATATGATAAGACAGCTATACGATTACGTTTTAGCTTAGGGGTGCTCATCTTTAAGCAATGATTTTTTACTGCAGCGTGAATAGCATCAATAGTATATGTCGATAAAGAATCGGTAAGACCATCAGCAAGATCGCTGCTTGCATCTCTACTAAACAATGGAACAACAAAGTTTGCTTGCAATGCCTCTAAAGCAGCAAGAGCATCTACGATATCAGCTGCAAGAGTAGCCCCCTTAGCTCCATTAGACAAAAATTCATAAGAAGACATTGGAGAAGGAAGGCCAGAAGAAGCTTGTTCAACCCACTCTACAGCAGAGCTATTAGCTATTGCATCTTCCCAATTTGACAAAGATCGCTTCACTCTACCCGGCATTAAGCTGGATCCACTTGAGCAAATTCCAATAGAGGATACATTATCAAGTTTGTTTGGATTAGATTGTTGAGAAGCAACAGGAACAGCTGCTGTGTATCCTGGTTTTGAAGAAATAAAATCAGCAAGATCCTTTAGAGTAGCATATGAAGACATATCAATGCTTAAAGCCGAACCAGATCCACCTACAACGACTGTTGATAGGCTATTGCCTGAAATAGTCATTGTTGCAGTAGTTCCAGCATATCCAATCTCTAAAGCAATATCTCCAGAAGCTTCTAAAGTTTCATTTAAACCAATATCGCTTCGAATAACGGACATCTCTACTGCAGACTCTGCACCAGAAATAGAAAGACCCTCAGCAAGACCTAAGGCTGCTAAATCCCCCAAATTAAGTTCAATAATTTCAAAACTTTTTGCCCAACCTTTGCGATAATTCGCAGGATCAGCAGAAAGAAAAAGCTTAAGAGAGTTTGCTGCTGTACCAGCAATAGCAGAAATACCTGCGGGAAGTTCAGAGTTAAGCTCAGTAATTAAATCGTTAATATTTCCATGATCTCCAGCAATTCCGCTCAAAGTAACAACGGCAGATGCACCGCCATTAATTCTAACCGCAAATGTCTTGTTGTTAAGAGCTGCACCAAAAGAAGAGATAGTAGAACCACTATAAGAAGGAGCTTCTTCTGCTTGACTAGCGATAATTTTATACTTAATTTTGTTACCTTCGACTCCAAAATTTTTAGCTTTTAAACTTCCATAGTCGGTATCTACAATAGCAGAAGCTTTTGTTCCAGAATTGGTTTTTAAAATTAAAATGTTTGTAGCAGAACCCACAATATTTGCATCTGCCGATGGAGAGCTAAGCGCTTGCATAGCATCTACAATAGGTCCAGAAACATACTTTTTAATAACTTTATCGGCTTGATCTGGAGAAAAAAAGTTGCTTTTTAGATCTTCATCTCCAAAAGCCGCTCCTCCAGCTGCTTCGCCTATAATAGCTACTACGCCTGTATTTCCTATTCCAACAGGAATAGATTTAACGCTAACGCTTGGATAAGCGCCAGGAATTACGGTGTTAATGAACGAAGTGGTCAGTCTCTGTGCCATTGCCTACTCCCTTATTTCCTCAATCCAAAATGTTCTATACCTTTTCCAAAAAGTTCTGGTTTATCACAACCGATGCTTTTTAGATGAGCCCAAAGTACATCTTCTAGCTCTTTAGGCCTATCATATTTTCGACGCTCCGAAGCCCACCAAGCGCAGAAAATCTCTTTTGCTTTATAATCACCATACCTACCCGTAGGGGTGGGTACTTGTCGAGACTCTTCAAGTTTCTCTTTGATCTCAACTTCTCGCGGTTTATTGTCAGGGTTCTTTTTTCGACCCATTACTTTTTCCATTTCTCAGGCTTTACACCAGCAGCTACGCATACAGCATGTGGATCCTTAACGTCGGGGCTCTTTTCTTTTACTTTGCGAGTGCAACGATCGTGTTTTGATTCCTCTTCAGATTTTTTTAATCTTTTTTTGCTTTTATAATCTATAAACTTATTAAGAGGTTTTTGATGCAAAGAAGACATATTAGGATGACCAAAATCTTTTTGCTTAGGAATTATTTTTTCTTGAGCTGTAGGGATTTTTTGGTGTGGAATCTTTAAGTCTGCCATCTCAGCTGCACTTTGGCTTTGAGGCGCGGCTTTTTTAAGAGTTTCTTCCTTAGCCTTGCTATTTTTTTCAAGGCGCTCTTTAGCCATCTGCTTAACTTTTTCAAGGACTCCAAGAGCCGCTTCTTTGGGCGTATATTCTTTCTTTTCCACAGTTTCGTCTCCTAACGAACTAAAGATTATTGTCCTTATTAAAATCCTTTAAAATCAAAAGCTTATTTTTTGTTCTTAGATGATTTTAAGATTCCTGTTGCCCCTAAAGTTTTATCTATTTCTTTTTTATGATCTTTAGACTTTCCAAAAGGATACCCAATTCTAGCATTAATCGTTTGGCCTCCTGGTGGAGAAGCTGAAGGCACTGAAGGTGGCGGTGGCGATGGGGGTAAAGGTGCGCTTGCAGCAGGCCCTCCCCCAAATGGGTACCCAATTTTAGCATTAATTGTACCGTCAGTTTTTGACATTTCACGCTTTTCGGACATGCGAACCATAAATTTTTGAAGTGGCCGAGGCATTTTAGGTATTTTGTTTCCACCCTTAAAACCATCCGAAGGAGCCCCAGCTCCTGCTGGCGTTATAGGGGGGTGCAAATTAGAACTTGAAGCGGGCATTTTAGGCATTTTTATCTGTTTAGGTCGTTGCCCAAGTTTAGCTTCGGCATTAAGCTGTTTTTGGCTATGCATTTCAGAGAGAGCTTGTTGATGTACATCTTTATTTAGTACTGACTCTGAAGCAGCTGGAATATGACTCTCAGGAAGTTTTTGATTTCCAGGAATCTTCATGTTATGAACAGCATGCTCTAAAGCATGAGGCTTAGTTATAGAAACTTTTCCTTGCTGAAAAGCTTTCATGATTGCTTTGTGTAGAGCTTTTTTGATGTCATCTCTCATAAAGTTAAGATTGCCTCTCTCACTCATCTACGGTTAGCCAAGGCTCATCTTCATCGTCTAAAAAAGATGGTGCATTTTGGCTTAAAATGCGTATTCCCCCTTTAAAACCTTCATTTTCTAAATTTTCATTAAGATTATCAATTATTTGTACGTTTTCTATTACTCTACGGGGCGTTTTAAGCCAAGTGTTTTCTACTTGACCAGACAAAGTTATAAACCTAGAGTAAACGTTTTCTCCGCCAGGAACTCCCCAATCATTATTTGGCATCAAATCAGAACTTGATATAGAAGATTCCGCAAAAGATCTAGCCTCAAGAAGTCCTTCTCTATATCTTAAAAGAATGTGAACTATAAATGCATGAAGCCACATCAAAATAGATGGATCCCCATGAACATGACAACCTATATGATATGTTTCTCTAAAAAAACTATGCTCTCTTCGCACTCTATAAATTTGATATTTTGGAACAACAGCTAATCTGGATGCAGATATCTGCATGCCTGCCTCTATAGCAATACCATTTTTGCCGCTTCTACCTAATACTACGTAACCTTGACCGTTATCTGGATTAACTAAAATCATATCTTTAGACACAAGCGTGCTATTGATTTCATTTGGAAGAATCACTATACCAGTATCTTGGTCATAAGATATTGGAATAAACGGTTTTAATATATAAGGTATGGGTTTACCAATTTTGTTTGGCATAAGTTCAATTACTTCTGAAGAAAGATCTCCCATACTTTTTTCTTCGATTATTTCGCTTGAGGATCCTAAGCCTATAGTGACACACGGAAGCTCATCTTTATCTCCAGGTCGACTTTGAAGATTAATTGATATTTTATTATTTGCAAGCCACTGTTTAGCTTTATCTATCTCTGATTGACCATATTTTTTTTGTAAAGCAGGCTCATCAACCATTTGACTAAGAATATCATCAACAAGCCAAAGGTTTTTGCGCATATCATCTAAACCTTGTTCTATGGCTGTTTTTATTATAACATCACCAGAAAATATCACTTAAACCTCTTTAAGATCTCAGGAAGAATTTCGTTTTCCCAAGCTTGGTTTGCCCATTCAAGCGCTTGTTCAAAAAATTTATCCCCTTCTCTACCAGGATGTATCCATTTATTTCCTTTATGTTTGCTACTTACCATCCTAAAGGTCATAATATCGCGACGAACTTTACCTTCAGCAGTCTGTGTTTGATATATTCTAAGGCCAGATAAAGCCTCATGACTAGCGCGTGCTGTAGGTTTTGGGCTAGTAATATCAAATTTGTGAAGCAAACCTATTCGCGGACTTCCATCAGGATTATATTCAAGTTTTTTGAAGGGTATTTTAGCTCCTATACGAGAAGATTCATCTCTAAGTACTTGCTTTATTAAGCGCACCATTTCTTTTTGAAAGGCACCCTGTTGAGAAGGCGCCTTAGAGTGTTCAAACGGTATAGCTTTATATTTTGATCCATCTTTTGCTGTATGGGCATTATTTTTTAATAGATCTTCAGTCATATCTCCAGACTTACGCCCTTCTTCAATCCACAAAGCAGGGGCATCCAAACTTACTACCCAAATACCAGGCTGAACTTCTTGAAAATCTAAATTATCCATATACATTTTTCTAGTAGTACTAAGTTTAGATGAAGCAAACTCTTTAACTTTAGCGTGCGTAGATGCCGCTAAAGCTTTAACGCCATCTTCTATAGCTTTTTTAGCTTCTTGCTTAAAGTTTTGAAGTTCGGCCACAATTGAGTCTGCATCTACTAAAAAGTTTAATCTCACCTTAATACCTCTTATGGGTAATATCGCCTTTTAAATCTAAAGCAACAGGCTTTTTTACGTCTATATACTTAACCTTACCTGTTTGATTATCAATTTCTTTCATTTCACCTCTGTAATTTATAGCATGCTCTGGAATTTGAGGTTTAGTTATATGTTTAGTTGTTTCTTTGGCCGGTAACCTGCTTTTGGCTACAGGCCCTGAGGCTTTGGGGCATTGGGCACCTCCGAGCGCCTGTTTTTTTCTTCAGATCCTTCCATATGACGAGCAAGTTCTATTGTTTGTTTTAGAAGACCTATAATTGAATCGTACAAATCAGGATTACTTCTTTTCATGGAAACAATTATGTCTTTATTTTGTTTAAATTTTTTTAGTATTATTTTTATTTTATTTTTAGTATCATCATGCGATTGAGATTCAGATAACAAAGAAGATAGCAGATTAAGTTCGGAAGGCCCTTCATAATCATCTGACGAAGTTTCAGGGTATTTTTGATCTAAAGATTCTTTTGATGTATCCACCATTGAATCATCTGTATTTTGAAAATTTTCTTGATCATCACTAAAAGCTTTTTGATCAAAATTTTGTTCTTCTTCGCCTGTATCATTGGATAAGTCATCTTTTTCTGGTTCTTTTATTTGATCAATTAAAGAATCTTTCATATTTGGCACTTGATCATCGAGTTCTGGTATATGATCATCATCATCATGATCTTCTTCAGAAGATCCAGTCATCAAAGCATCTACTTGATTTTCTGGTTTTTGCTCAAGCTCATTATCTTTGGAAGCCTGCTCCATAGAGGTTGGGGTTTCTTCTTCTTCTTCTTCTTCGTGCTCCATATTAGAGCTTTCTGGTATATCTAATGGCTGCTCTTCATTTTGTTTTTCACCTTCAAGATCTTCTCCTTGAAGATCTAACCCTTGTTGCGCTGGTAAAGATTCTTCAGAAGCATCGGCATAAGTTTGCCCCGTACATAAAGGACAATTGCAACCAGTTTTTTCTTCATCTTCTGAGCTAGACTCAACTTCTTCTGGCATTCTTTCTTCTGGCATTCTTTCTTCTGGCATTCTTTCTTCTGGCATTTCTTCTTCGATGTCATTGTAATTATCTCCTTCTTGGTATTCGTTTTTATCGTCCATAACATGGCTAAGATAGTGCTCATCTATCTTTTGGGCTTCTTTGCCTCCTGCACCAGACATTGCCTCAGAATGAGCTTGAGAAAGTATTTGCTCTATATGATCATCATAGTTTATGATCATATTTTTTCCACTAAGCTTTCCTGCCATAAGAGATTTGCCCGCTTGACTTAAAGAGAGGCCGGTACCTATAGTTACAGTAAAACCTGTAACGTTTTCATACATCTTTTTAAGCTCTAAAAGCTGTTGATGTTTAGAGGGATCAATAAAAAAAGTTGCTTCATCGCCACCTTCCGATATTACGGTACCACCATTAGCTGATACCCAATCGCGAACAGTTTGCCCGCCCTGCTTAATTTTAGTTGAAATAGTATTTAATAATTGAGCATCATCTTTAAGAACAGCAGCTCCAACTTGTTGTCCAGCATTGTCGCCGTCTATAGCCACGTAAAGCTTGTTCATACTTTGCTCCTATTTTTAGATCTTAACGTTTCTAGTAACATCTGAATGTTTTCTGCATCCCAACTTTTTGGAAATCTCATAGAAAACCCATCTTCAGTTTTTTTAATATATATTTTATTGTCTCTATCGTCTCCAAAACACACACATCCAGAATAAACACCTTTCATAAATATATTTTTTTTGCAATCAGGACAAGTAATTTTTTCATTTTTATTAAGAACTACATGAAATTCTGGTCGTTTTCTTTTGTTTTCTTTTTTATCAAGAAAGTTTTTTAATTTTGGTTCTTTTTTAATAGTAATAGGCTTTTGGTCTTTATTATTTTCTTCTTGTTTTATGGGCAAACTAGCTTCAGTTATAGCTTGAGTCAATTTGCTTCTTATGATTTGATCTAAAGCTTCTCTTTCTGATATTCGTTGATCTACAACTTGACGAACAAGATGGTGCAAACCAATTCTTTCATCTATAATTGCTTGTATTTTGGATATATCAGGAGTAAGTTGTGGTATTGGCATAGAAGCTAATGATTCCATATCATAAAGCTCAAAAGTTGACATTATAACTAATCCAACTCCCGGAAGACTTCTATTAGCAAATTTTGCTATAATCTTGCCATTTTGGTATATATTCCCAGTATAAACATCGTTTGACATCTTTGTAACTTGAAGAGTAGCTTCTGGAAACACTGGCAACTTTAAATCTTTACCTTCATTAGGTTTCATGGAAGCAAGCTCTTTTTGAAGCAATGATAGAACAGTTCTAGGAACTATTTGCAAAGCTGTGCGAACTTCTTCTGGATCAAGAACAGTGTTTGTTTGCAGCTTGTATAGCTCAAATTTGCGAAGCTCTTCTAGGCAATCGCTACCTAAAGTTTTTGCTAAAAAATGCTCTGCATGCTCCGTAAGCTTCATAGTTATGCTTTTGTAATTTCTTCGTTGATGATTTTTGTATCATCTATTTCTAAATATATGATTAGATTGCTGCTATCGGCTACTATATAGCGCTTATCATAATTTGAAAGATACGTCCAATCATTAGGCTTACATACTATACCTACATCTCCTGTAGGAGCATCGACAGCACCAGGCAAAAGTGCAGCTGCCAATAAATCATTAGAAAACCTAACAGACCCTACACTGCCACTATCATTGTATATTGCTAAATTTGATCCTAATTTTAGAGAGCGAATAGAAGAAGCATCTGTGGTTAGTCCTCCTGTTCCATCATTTATCGGAGCAAGAGCCGGACCTACTCTAACGCTTTTTCTTGCACCAGCTTGTTCGTTATAAGTTAAATCGGTTATAGAACCTGTATCTTGAACTTTAGATCCTTTTTTGACACGAATATTCTTATTTGGAAATTGCATATATCTACCTCTTTATCCTTTTATATCAAGATTCCTGCTCAATGTTTGTCATGTTAACGTGAACGACAGTCCCGTTTGGATCTTCATTTATTGATGGCTGAGAAACAGTTCTCTTTGGATCTTCAGGGGTTAGCTCAGTACGTTTGCCTGCATTTACTTGGTTTTGATATATATACTCTCTTTGTACAACAGCATGATAAGCCATTCTTTCAGGTACCCTTTTGTCACCTTCTGTAATATTAGTCAATCGAACTTCTTTAGGAATAGCTATTATATACCAAAAGGCTTTATAAAGGTATCGAATAGAGTAAACTCGCCCAGTACTCGTTTCAGGGTTTATACCTGGATTATTTCCTCCAGCTACCCATTTGATGTTGCCCTCGCAAACTTCAAAATCTTGACCTTCTTTATATGATATTCCCCGACTATCTACTACTGTTTCTATTTTTACTATAGGAAACATTGGTCTATTTTCTTCAGATTCTTTGTATTCCATCCTTTGATAGTTTGGAACCAAATCGTCAGCATCTTTATCTGCTAAGTAAACTCTATCTCCTGGAGCAAGATATATCCTATCCCCGTTAGCTACTTCTTCTGCTTTATTGTAAAATCTAGGCATGATCAAGCGAGAAGTAGAATAGTCAAGAACACCACCGTCAGAACGTTTTTGACTTTTAGAGTTATCTACCATGGTTGCAGTGAAGCATCCAGATTTAGTATAGATCATTCCATTAGAGCTAATAACGTCAAGTTCTCCATCAGAACGCCTATAATCTCCACGATCGTTCATGCCAATTGGAGAAGGCATTGCTTTATAATGAACAAAATCTACTCCTAAGGATGTAACAAAAGCGTCTTGTTTTCCTAAATCAAATGATACTTGAAACGGTGAAGCCGCAGGGGATATAGCGTCTAGCTGTGTACCCTTTGGATTTCTGTCAGACATCTATCTCTCCAAGCTTGTTTTAATATGAACAGAGAGATCTTCAAGACTCTTGTCTATGTAATTATGAAAGTTTACAACTTCTTTAGCTAACCATGTAAGGGCAATATTTTTTTCTATACCCCTTACTTTTTGTGCCATTTTGGCTTTGGTTATAGAGCAATCTACTTTATCTATACAAAGCTCAAACGGTTCAATTACTTTAAGCTTCATTGCTTTTAATAAATCAGCTAAAAAAATAACTATTTTTTCATCGTCAACATTCCATTTTATAAATACACATTTAACATCAACAAGCTGCGTTTCTATTGGCAAGCTTAAAACATAATTTTTGATAGATCCATCTTTGTATGTTAACAAGACTGACATACCTACCCCCTAGAGACAATTTTAGCAGCATCAAACCGGCTACCGTCATGCTCTATATAAGATTTTCCTTCACTTAGCGCCTTAGTAGCAGCCGCTGAAGCTACAGCTTTTGAAAATCCTACAGTTTCTTTGTTGATAGGAACTTTTGATTTAAAAATAGCTAAACTATCTTCTTTTAATTTAGCAGAATAAGAATTTACCTCATTTCCAAATTTAGTTAAAACAAAAGAAGTTTCCTCGCTTTTTTCAAGCATTAATAGATCGTATCCTTTATCTCTCATTTTTTTAGGAAGAAGCTCAGAAAATCCAACTATATTAGCTTCTGGAATAAAAGACTCACTCTTTGCAAGAATTGGCTGAAAATCTGGATGAGCTTTTTCTACATTATACTTAACTATAGCAGGATGACTACCGGCAGCCAAAGCTTCATCTTTCTTTTTTCCTTTAGGGCGTCCAATAGCTACCCAAAACCCTCCCATAGTACGAATCATACGTACAGGGCCATTATCTAAGTGCCCTATATTTTCTACTCTATCAATCTCGCTAGGCTTTATCTCCATGATGATCTCCAAATATTAAAGATTGCTTTTCTTATAATTGTTAAATACTTACAATATCTTACCTTGATGGAGTGGCGTTAGTAACAAATAGCGCCAAGCCCCCAAGAGCATTTTTTCCCATTCTATGCTCTTCAGAGACCGGCTGAGCATGATAAAGAGCCACCACGTTTGTTAGCCCGTAGGGATGCGCTGAGTTGTAGAAGCCGTGATACCCAGCCTTCTTTAGTCTAGCGTGCACCATGTCCATATTGAGAGCGCCATTATTTTCAGCTACTGCTGCCTCTATATGCTTCTCTGGATCAGTTCCTAGGTCATATAACTTAGCGTGGTCTGGAAGGTCTATAACATACCGACTACGAGCCCTGTTAGATACAATGTGCTCGGGCTCCGTACCGGCAATGTAGAAGAAGGAGTGCGGGTGCTCAGTGTCTCGACCCTTAACGCCCGCGTCTACGCCGCGCCCCTTGAATTTGGGGTCAATCTGCTTGAGGCCCTCCTCGGTGGAGTAGTGCTCGAGCTTCTTGGACTTGCCGAACGACCTGTCGCGCTGGGCCCACAGTTTTTTCGCATCCTGAGACTGGGAGGTGGACGGCACTACCTTCATACCGGTGTGCTTCTGAGCCAACCTGTATGCCTCCGAAGCCAGCCCTTTTCTTTCGTGTCCCTTGTTCGTCTGGGCAAAAACAGGATAGATGGTACCGGGAGAGTCCTTGGTAAAATGATACTTCCCAGCAACTTTTCCGGAAGGATGAGTGGCGATCACGGTAGTTATGTCAGATTGGGTCATGGGATTTCTAACGTCTTGGATCTTGAAGGTGTATCCTTCCTTCTCCCAGTCGCCACCAGCGCCCTTCTCAAGCTCGCCCTTGTTAAACTGCTTGGTCCACTTGTCGACCTGCTCGTCCGCCTTTTTGGAGCGAAGCTCCATCACCCGGCGGTCGCCGTCCTCGGCGCTGATCTCGGTCCCGGTATCGGGGTTGTGCCAGTTATCGCCCTGGAGGCGCTGAAGCTGGGCAAGGGTCATGTTCTTGTGAGGTTGCTTTGCGTACTTGGTCGAGAAGCGCTTCTTGGGCACAAGACTTTTTATTATTTCTGATGCAGCAAGTTTTTTTGGCATCTTTGAAATAAGGCGTCTGCGAGCTTCTTTGCTGTGACCTCTTCCTCGTAAGTTGATCAAAGCATTTACATCAGAAACCTTTTGCCAACCTTTTTTGGGATCAAACTTAAGCGAACCTTCCTTGATTTGGGTCATACGCTCGCGCGTCTCTGGATTCTGAAGATGGCTGGAGCGGTCATACAGGGCTTCCTGACCCTTAATATCTTTAGCGCGATGGAACCGAGGCTCCCTGGTATCCCAAGTAAGTTCAACATTTTTTTCTGGATCTATCTCTAATGCTGGAAGCCCTTTAGCTCGTCTTTTTGTGTTAAAATCTTTCAACTTTTTGGCGGACATCTGAGTCTTTTTGGCCTTGTTAGCAGGAAGGCCAAGCATTCGTCTGATCTGATTTTCCACGGACATCGGCTGAACTTCCCAAGAGGTGCGCTTGCCTTGAGCATGACCGTAATCCTGTCCATGGCGCCCATACGCTGCGTCCATCTGTTCTTGAAATTCTTGCGCGGTGGTTTCCTCAGGCGCCAGGTTTAGATGCGCAAGCTCGTGCACGGCGGCGTCGGGCGACGGCTGGGTCTCCAAGACGTCGCTGTGCCAGTGCGGCTTGGGGTCTGTGCGGGTCTCCCCGCGCTCCTTGACTTGGGCAAGGCGTTCCTTTTCGGCGGCGACGCCCTGGCGGCTGAACACGTCATATGGCTCGTGGGCGAGGTCGGGCTTCTCGCGCAGCCTGCCCTGCTCGTCGCGCTTGCCCTGGGCGGTCTGGAGGTCCATGCCGTACTGTTTGCCAGCATAGTCTCGGATGCGCTGCATCATCTTGATGCGCTTGTCGGACAGGCGCGAAGGCTGGGGATTTTTGCCAAAAACTTTAGCCCGCTGTTCTCGCACGTTTTTGGACTTTTTGATGTATTCTTTAAGCTCGGAAGACTGCTCTTTTGCTTCCTCTTTGAGCTTCTCTTTGGTAGGATGCTTGAGTGTGCTGACCAGGCGCCTGTGCTCGCGCACGGCCTGCTCCTTGGGCATGCAGATCTCTTTCTTCAAGAGATTCTTTGCATAATTCTCAGAAGCCGCAAGCGGCTCTCCTTGCCCAAACTTTTGCTGAATTAGTCCTTTTACGTCAGGGTGAACGTTCGGGTTATCAGCTAAGTTTTCAAGCACGAATCTGCTTGTCTTTGGGTGGTTTA